GGGTACGTTGCATACACATCTATATAGTAAAGTCAATAGATATATAGTGCATTGATCTATTGACTTTACTCTATAGATGTGTTGGCTTTCAAGATTTGATATCTGCAATTATTCGCAGACATGAACATTTGCAGTAGTTTCACGTGATACTAATAGATTAATACATATATATCTATTGACATTTACTAAATATATCTATAGGGTCAGAGGCTTACTTAATAGATCAATACATAAGGCAATAAAACATGAAGACACTAATTATATTACTCGCACTGTTCATCACTGGATGCGCAACGTTTGGTCAACAAGCACGCACGCACGACCAGGTATCACCAGCACCAGGTACGCATGACCAGGTATCACCAGCACCAGGCACGCACGACCAGGTATCACCAGCACCGCCCACTCATGCTGAAATGATGTGCGCTGCAAACCCTTTCAAGTGTGAAGGTCTCACACCTAACCGGGCACAACCACGCACGCACGCTGAGATGATGTGCGCTGCAAACCCTTTTAACTGTTAACCAAAGAGGCAACACAATGTCACACACAAAACAGATACACCCATTCCTGGACACGTTAGAAGACGACGTGATTAAGCAGGTAGCGTACGATCATTTGCAGTTGCTGTTAGACAAAGTAGCAATATCAATAGCAGCAAAAGAACTGCGCTTGTACGTGCCAACACTCATGCGAATTCTTAACGCTGATTTGCCTATTGAAGCAATCAACTATTTAACCGCGTGCTATATCATTTTCATGTGTGAAACTAACGTGCGTATTCTGCGTATCCTGGACGCTCCGCGAACTGGACGTGCATACAATGCGCGCGCCCATGAATCAGTAGCAGCGGCTAATGCTCGCAAAGAAAAGGTGAAAACATGAGGTTAGTACTATTTTTAATAGGTATTTTTATCGCTCACGCAATATCAAGCGATGGCATTTTGCCACTTAACGCCGACGACCTAAGCTACACTATGTACTTTTTTACGGGCGTCGGTATCTACGCTATTGTTTTAGATATTAGCAGGGACAATTAATCAAAAGAGGAACTTTCAATGTTACATCTCAATAGAAAAGAAATCACAAACGCCTGTCCAATATGCGGTGAACCTGCATTCAAGCCGTGCAAAATAAGCGATGCAGTAACAATACAGCAAGAGTTTGAATTGGCCGGGGATGAAACCGAGATTGGATATCTTGAGTATCAGATACTCGCCACAGTTCTGCGGCTGCGAAAAATCAAGGCTAATCACATCTTTGTGATAGCAGTTGAATCGGTTCTTAAATATCAAGCAAAGGTTCAACCGACGCCATAGACAGATCATCACCTGTTAACGCAGCGTCAACCACAGCGCCGTCAGCGCCTCCGGGTAATTCCGTGGCGGCGTTGCTATTTGTTGATCCAGTACAGCGCCTTGTGCCGCCACGTCAGGCAGCACAGGAGACTCTACCGGGTCTGACAGTACAGCGGGCAGACCATCAGCCACGTTTAGTATCCGGTTGGATACCGACGCCGCCAGGTGCATTTTTGGAAATCGAATTGTCTTTGCCATACCTGTTCCCTAGTTGGTCGGTCTGTTGCCGCGTGGACCGCCGGACAGTGCCCGGTTGAAACTGGGCTTGGTTGCCTTCCAGAAATCAGCGGCGTCCTGCATTAATTTTTCAGTCTGTACAAACGTGGCATCAACCGCGTCGCCAATGAGCATACTTTGCTTATCGCGCGCAGCCCGGTCTGCCTCAAGCGTACGATCGAGTAAATCCTTTGGTATATCCAAAGGTTCAGCGCCAGGCAAGTTTTCAACCAGTCTGAACTTGTCGAGATATTGCTCAGGCAAGTTAGCAGCAATTGCCCTGCTAGTAAAAATTGCCTCTCGCCGCATCTGAAACTCTTCAGACGTGTCATTAATACGCAAAATAGCCGCGCCCAGTTCACGCCGCTGCTGAGCATTCAGCTTCTGCCCGGTAAATTTCTCACCAAAGAAATTGTAAGCGGAATCCAGCGCAGACCCCATCTCAGTAATAGCGGTTCGCTCTTCACCAAGTACCGCACTCCTCGGATCGAGTGCCTTATTAAACAGGATCATTGCAGCATGTATATCCGCCGCAGTACCCGATTGCAGCGCAGCGATCGCAGTATTCACAGCCTGTTTTCGCACCAGGTAGCCAGCGGACTGATTATCAAAATCCGTTTGCAATGCGGTGTATCGGCTGTATTGATTGTCGTCCAGTTCAACGCGCAACTGAGCATCAAGTGCGTCGGCGGCAATACTCTGCGTTTCCTGCACACCAGCGTACCTATTCATTTCAGAATTAACACCGCCCATTATTTGAATACCCCGGGCGCGCAACTCGGGGTCAGCCGATAGCATAAACTTACGGGCAGTAGTCAAGCCCGCCTCCATAACGCCAATTTGTTCGAAGTCATTTTCATTCGTAGCGGTAGACTTGAAATCATTCAATTGATCTTGATAAACGTCAACCGATTCGGTCAATACATTTTGCTCTGACGCAATTCTGTCAAGCACTGACTGTTCGCTTTTCTTTTTCAGCCATCCTTGCGCGCCTCCCAACAGGATCCCGCCGACCGGCCCAAGCAGTACAGTGCCGACTATAGCGGTAGCAATGGCCTCTGCCGTACCAAAGTCGGCTGTGCCGTCTGCTGGTGTTTCATCCTGTTCAGGTCTGGTTCGATCGAGCACTGTCTGCGCATCTTCAGCCTCTTCGCCAAGCTGAGAGAAACTCATTAGCGCAGCCAGGTTAGTTGTTGCTATGGACATAAATGTCTCCTAAAATCCGATGCTGATAGCTTTACTGGTTGACGTGGAACGGGTTTTACTCTGTGAAGCACCAAATGACTCTGAGAATGCCCGTGCGAAGTCCTCAGCGCTTGAAAATGAAGTCGAGTCCCCCAGTACCGTAGGCCCACCCAGGATAGCAGCGAGCCTCTCAAATGGTGCTAGCTCGGCACCAAAGCCAAACTCGGCAAGCCCGGCCAGGCCACCCAACTGTGACAGTCCAGCCTCCGCACCAGCGATTCGATTCTGCCCCAGGAGAGCCGCAGCCTGATCGCGTTGTGCTATGTCAGCGCCTCTGAGAGCCGTTGCACCGCGTTGGAACTCACGCCCTGCTCCCTGTGCCGCCAGCCCCTCCGCAACGCCCTGGCGACCACCTCCAAGCCCTCCGCCTGCGATAGCTTCAGATGTTATCCCAGGTAGAATCTGTTCATTGAAAAATCTGCCAACATCTTCGCCCAGAGCATCGATCTGTTCACCCAATACGGGAGACTCCCCGCTTAGCCGTGCCTGTAGAAAATCGGTGTCAGCGCCGCCCGAAAGCGCATCAAGGAATTCTGTACCACCGGAAAATAATTGATTCGCTGTCTGACTCAGCATACTTGGATCAAGGCCGGACGCCGCACCCTCTGCACCGCCAAACAAGCGGGCAAAAATATCTTCGAAGGCTACCCGCTGCGCACTCTCGGAACCCCCGGCAGAAACACCACTGGAAACGCTGCCCGAACGAGACACGTCAAACGCAGACGCTGCGCCGCTTGTCTGTGATTGAGTCTTTGAGCCGCCGAAACTAAACAATCCCATCATCTGTCCCCTTGTTCATTTTACCAGTCTAGATTTAATAGTGACGGAGTGCCATTAATCAGTGTCACAAATAACGCTTCTAACGTGGTCGCCTGAATCGTAAAGGCTCCCAGGTTGCCAGTGGCAACTAGCGACATTGATATAACATCACCAGCGGAAAATACCCTTGTCATTGTAACCGATAGCGCCCGATCTTCTGTCTGGTTGGTTGTCACATCGACTGTCGCAACAATCGTTGTAATACCATTCACCCCGACCAACAATTGTATTGTTTCATTTTGCACATTGCTTGGTTGTAATCCATACATATATGCGGTCATGGTATACACACCAGTCCGCGGTAATATAAATTCACCAGCTACCAGGTCCGGTTCTACTGCAACATCACCGATAGAACCGCCAAGCGTGTAATTAACAAATTTTGAGGGGGTTTCGTCCAGGTTGAAACCGTCCGCTAGTCCACCTAAATATAAACTTGGTTTCGATCTTAATTCGTCAATTGTTTCGAGAGCGCCATTTACAGACAACTGAATCAGGTCAAACTCTTCCGACAGCCAGTCACGTAATTCAGTACTCGCTTGAATTGGCGGCACTGTAACAACGTATCGGTTAAGACGTTTGACAAGGGTCATTAATGATACCCCCGCAATTCCGCCTCGATGTCTACGCCAGTCAATTTCCAGGTTGCACCATCAGTGCTGCTAACTTCAACCGCAATATAGCGCCCTTGTGCAAATGTATTTACAATCTGCTGAGTATCTTTTATAGACACTTTCGGTGCCCAGTCTATAGCCTCGTTCGGTGTCATTTGTCCACCTACACGTACAAACAATTCCCCGAATGCTTGCCGTGTTCTGATATGCACGCGCTTGATAAATTTTATTCTTTCCGGTTCATTGAAGGTCAGACCGCTGCGACCAACAACTGCATTTAGTATCGTACCGTTTTGTACATCTTCCTGGGTAAAATCGACTGCGTTTAATGTCATAAGTGAATCGGTTGCAGAGACGCCCAGTTTAATTCCCCACGGACCAGTAGCCAGTGTCCAGACTTCCGTGCGACTCGCCCAGCTATCCCCCGGGGCCAGGTCACGTATCAGTCCGGTCGGTATGTGCGTCACTTGATTAAGGTCTCGCACACCGAAAGCATCACGGCTCAGGTCATAGATTAATCCGGTATCTGCATACTCGCTGCCAACAGACGGAAATGCCACCAAGACTTCTTCTTTTGCACGGTTATAGGTACATGACAGTTGAAACAATTCATCAGTATTCAGTTGATTAAAGAGCCAGTCTTTAACGCGAGACTCACCAATACTGCGGCTGGTTGTGCCGTCGTTCAAAATAATATCGCCGTCCGTCACAATGAAATGAGAGCCTCCTACATTGCACACACTACGAGGTGTCAAAGCGCCACTGGCGGATTGAATTTTCCTGAACGCATATACATTTTGCCCGCCGACATATCGCGCTTGGTAGGTAGCGCTACGTTTATAGATATACAGCGTATCGCCCATTGGATAGGCGCACAAAATAGGCCCAGGAGAATCGGCTAGTACCACGTCGCCGGCATCATTATCAGGTGCAGGCGTCCAACTGTCCGGTATGGTTCCTGGCTCAGTTGCCGACGACCATTTGCATAAGTGTTCGAAGTCGCCGCCTGGCCCGGATATATTGAAGGCGAAAATATGAAATTTCAGTACCGCGATAAATTTGCAGGATTCCGTTGCAGTCCAGCCAGGTAGTACTTGCATGTTGCCACTACCGGGCCAGTAAACAGGCTCTTCACGGCTGTTGGAAATGATTGGTATGCCATTCAGTAAACTGCTGGAATATTCCCACGGCTTAGAGACTGGCGTAAACAATAAATTGTCAATATTGGAGGCCACGCCCGATTGGATCGCATCGACAGCACCATTTTTCTGTAGCAGCAACCACCAATTGACCCCCGACAATTGAGTGTTAACAGCATGGTAAAATTCGATCGGATTAATAATATCAATTTCCGACTGATATGTTTCGCGGTAGCCATCAAGCCTAGTTGCAAAACCATCACGAAACTGCACGTTGCTACAGTCACTCCAAAAATCATTTGACACTTCATGGTCCGCAGTATCGGAAATAAAACCCCGCTTAGGTTGCAGTCGCAATAATTGTTTTGGATATGACATTACGCGACTCTTTTAACAGAAGATTGTCTGTACAATTTATCCACGCCATTAGTCGAACTGTTAGTAGTCAACGAATAATAATGCGTGACTGCGGTCGCCACAAAATTCATCGTGAACAAAGCATTTGTCGGGGTTAACTCGGTGGCAGTCTCACCGCCATTTGGCGTTGTGCCGATCTTGATACGCCCACCGCCAGAACCAGTGCCAACTGTGTAAACTTCGAATTGATAGGTCGCGCCAATCTCACAAGTGAATGGAATGCCTAACGCGGCACTGACTGTTATGCCGTTAGTAATACGCAGGTCTGTGCCAGCCGCTTCGATAGTGATAACGGCTGTATTGAACTCGCTCCATTCCGGGGTCATTGGGTCTATGTATGGATTCACCTTCTCCAATAATTCCGGGCCGGGAAGTATAATGCTGTCCCCTAATGAAAATTGTACAGTCTCGCCAATAGTAAAATCCCCAGGCACACTATCGCTAAGTCCCCATCGCCATTCACAGTTGCCATTGTCGCTTGCCTGATAATCAGCGTTCGATCTAAGTGCTGTGAAATCAACCTGGTCGCCGCCCATGTTGCCGATTATTCTAATCTCACTAAATGAATTATCATCATTTGGAAACGATATATCAGCGCGTAAAATCACTTGCGCAAATATCGTGTAGAAACCACCGATCGACATAGTGCCATTGCCCGGGGTAACAAACTTATTATTAGGCCGGATAGCGCCCCCGACAGTTGGGAATCCATCAGAGTAGCCTGCAAAATTACCTCCCGAAAGGTCGGCAACATCAATCTCGAATTGAAGTCCGACACTTGCAGCGGCTATTACATTTAACGGGAACATTAATTTATTCCATTACCCCACGCGCGTACTTGTGTAGGCGTCGACCAGTACAGTTGTACAATGCTTTTCGAGTCAATAGTCAATGCACCAGTTATTTCGCTGCCCCCTATATAAGCGGTCAATGTGACGCCAGCATCCGGTGTCAATGTCTGCTGATTATTACTCACATTTGCAAAAGTGGTGGTTGTAGACACTTCCAAAGACGGAACGATAAAATCCTCCCCAGTATTAGAAGACTTTTGCAGAAACGCACCTTCATCGCTTTGCTGTAGTGTTCGCCCTACAGTTAGTGCTATTAAAGAAGGATTACGAAAACCGACTTTTTTGCTTTGCACATTCAAGTCGGTAACAGTCATTCCGCCCTGCTCCAATTGTGCGAGACCGCCGACCTTGCGCACCGTGCCACCCAGGTCATTTGCATAAAAGTCCGTTAGAGCTCCGCGCAATTCATTTGAGATTGCGTCGTCGTCGCCAAAGATTCTATCATCTGTTGCGCTAATTCGAGCCAGTTGCAATGGCGTATCATCTGCGGCTAAACCTGACAACGCTATATTATTTGCCAGGGTCAACACATCTTCAAACGTCCAGGCAGCAAGAACCGTTTGTATAGCACCAAGTTTGGCGACTTCAGACAGCGCGCCGAGATTGTCTGTTACTAACAGTCCACCACCTGGGCCGCTGGTGAATTGAGCAATTTCTACCCCCGTCCGCGTGATAAACATATCCTCAAAATATCGTAAACGAGTGGGGAAAGTTGCATTGCCGAACTCGCTTTCATCGTTTGAATTCATGCGGGCCAGGGTGCCATTAACAGTTGCGGCTGTATTGCGCCCCTGCAACGCAATATTGTTTTCCAGGTTCAGATTAGATAAATGTTCCCAGACTCCATTGATACTCTGCGCCTCACTTTTCAATGCCGCATCGTTCAATTGTGCTGGCGATAGTGTTACCGCTTCATCGTAATTAGGAAATGTCTGTTGCAATACCTTTTTCAGCAGGCGCAAATGATTTGAGCCTTCTGTGACCGGATCGGTCGCTGTGATCGGATTCTGTTGCACCAGATCATTGAGGAACTCTCCAGTTTCTAGGCCCATCAGTAACTGCTCCCACCATGAAAGTTATAACTCGGCGTGATTTTCGCGCCACCTATCTTGCGTGAAACCTGTTCGTTCAATGACTCCATAACACCATTGAACACTTCCAGCGCATCCGATGCCAGTTCCCGATCCTGCGTGTGCTGGTACAAGTAAAACATCGCCGCCGTTTTATATATAGTTTCGTGATCTTCGAGCAGATCATTGGTGTCTGCATCAGCAACTAACGATGCAGGCATACCAAAATAATTAATTGTAAATTCAGCGCCCGTTGGCGGATTACCGCGTAACTCAATGGTATTGTCGCCGGGTTCCGCATAACTGTGCACACGATTGGTCACGGCATAGCCATTGATCGCATCGAGTGCCACCCTTGACAGACCCAACTGCTGCCCCTCTGGGCGTACTTGCCGAAGAATGAGAATACGATCAGGCAGATTATATATCGGGCTGCCAGCGCTAACACGATCAATGTCAGTCATAGTTGTGGTTAGAATGTGGGCGATAAGTTCACGCCGTAACATGCCTTCCCCTTCGCGGATAAAGCGTGGCACCAGTGAAGTCAAATCAGGTCGGTGTGTGTCTTCGATTACGGACGTTTTCAGTTCGCCAAAATTCATTGTGTGATTATCCTCTGACCTTGCTTCACTTGCCGGGGTGTGCGAACCACCATATATTTTTCTGCTGTCTCAGTCTGCCGAAATTCGCGCCAGGCTGACATACGCATAGTCGCGTCTTTGTGTTTCAGATCGGGAAACAAGCGCATCAATACTGGCCAGTCCGCTTCCGGGATGCGGAACACTACCTCACCATCAGGCAAGCGTGCCGGTTTACGAGCGTTGCCACGTCGTATTGCCTGGTTCGCGTTCAATACTTGTTGTCGGTTTGGCGTGGTCATTCAATTCAATCCTAAAAGGCTGGACGCAACAAGCGGATACCCGTGCGCCCAGCCTGCAAGAAAACAAATCACCTCATAAGCGATCTGTTCGATTGCGCTGCTACGCTGTTACATCAACCGTTGGGTCAATGTCTGCAATCAAAGCGTGTGCATCCTCCCGGAAACACTTGGTCATCCAGTGATTCGACAACAGGCGCATTTCACTGTGCCCGGTTTTGCCAAGTTCGTCCTGGCGGAAACCAGACAACGACGCAACCGCCAGGTGCGCCGGGTCTAACAGGAATACGTCGGCTGCCGAGTCCGTGTTGTACAACTGCTGTAAGCGGTTATCCACTAACGACAAGGTGATGCCAAAGTCAGACAACACCACGGAAATGAACCCCTGCGCTGTCTGCGTAGTGGGCGAAGTTCCCTGTACGTTTGCAGTTGGAATTGCCCGATACGGATTACCCGCGTCGCTAAACAGGAAGTTGTTGATGCGCTTGACTACCGCAGGTACCGACATTAATACAGACGGATTGCCTCCCACGGTATAGACCGCTTCAATCTGATCGCGGACACCTTCCCAGGTAAGCGCGCGTATGGTTCCCTCAGTCGGGGCGTCCACAATTTTCGTTGCGAAATCGAAACCGCCCGCGCTGCCGCCAATGCCGAAATCGCTGTTGGTTGCGATCCAGGCTGCCAGTCCTGCGGTACGCCCGGCGGTAGCACCACCATCGTCCACTACAGATGCCTGACGCCCGGTAGATATTGCTTCCATATCACGGCGCAAGTCCATCATGCGTCTGGATACCTGGTAGGCAATGCGACCGACTGAACCAATGCTGTCAACATCTTCAGACGCATGTGAGATGCGTACCGTTTTGTCAGACAGTTGTGCCCGGTTGCCAACCCGCAGACCAATAACAGTGTCGTTGCCGGACGCGTCGCTGCCGTCAACTACTGCGTTGTCAGTATCCGGCGCGGCCAGGTCATTCTCCGTCCATTCGCTGTACAGGTTATCGAAACTGCCGCCCGCCACCATATCAATAAAGGGCGTTGGGATACCTTCATCCAGGTTGTAAATCTGATCAACTACGTCCTCACGGATTAAACCGGGTGCGGCGAGTGCCGCTGCCAGGTCTGCCGCGTCTAGATTTGCTGCTGCCATGATTGTTACTCCAAAAATTATACGTCAGAAAAGAATGCTTCTAAACCGTTGCGCGTGTCTGCTTTGGCTTTGCCTGCGGTTTTGCCGCCAGGCTTGCCGGTTGTTCGTGTCGTAGTAGTCGGGTTAGGTGCGCCAGCACGTACCCGTTCAAGTGCATTTTTTATACGCTGCTCGCGTAGAAAACTTTCACGAATGAAAATCATTTGCCGATGGTCAATGACTTGTTGCAGGTAATTCGCAGGAAAGCCGAACCGTTCAAGGTGCGCGGTCATTCCAACCATATCCTGGGTGCGCGACTTTTCATCGCTCCAAGTCGGTATTTCATCGAGCATTCGTGTCTGTTCAAGCTCTACCCGAGCCGTGTTTTTTGCTCGCAGCTTTTCCAATACTGCGGGCTTGATTGTGCCATCCGGCAATGCCTTCACAATTTCGGCCAGTTCATTTTGAGCCTGCCGTAAACTACCCTCTTTTTTACTCCGTGTTTCTTCGAACTCCAGTTCACGCAATACAATATCGTCCTGTTTTCCCTGAAGTGACTTCAATTCTTCAATAGTAACGGTTTCGCCGTTCACGGTAGTCACTTTCAATTTATACAGGTCGTCAAGTTCAATGCCCGCGCTGTCAGCCAGGTCATTAAACATTTCAGGCTTAGGCTTTTCTGTGCCGTTCCCGGCTGCCGCACCATTTTCGTCAGCTTGCGCTGATTCGCCTTCCGGCGTTGTTGAAGCATCACCCGCCACAGGCTCTGCCAGTAGATCGGTCAATGATTCCAGACTTACAATCGCAGGTTCTGCAACGTCACCTTCCGATGTGCTGTCAGTCTTTGCTGTATTTTCTGATTGCATCTTCAATAGCTCCCGCTAAAATATCAAGTTCACGTAGCGCCAGCCACGCTTGTTCGCGTGCGTCTACAGTCGCGCTGCCGCGCCACGTCTGTATTAAATCCGTTTCGCGGTTCTTAAATATCCCCGCCAGTAACAGGTTCGTCTGCAACTGTCTCGCTGCCGATTGTTTCTGCGTTTCCGTTAGCATTGCTGTTGCCTTTTCTTTGCAGCTTCACCAGTTCAGCAGTCGCACCGCCGACTATTTTGGCCTCTTCTACCTCGGACGACAGCACCGCTTTGAAATACTCAAGTACCCGCCCGGCGTCACCGTCATACTTACCCAGGGCGATGCGTAATTGTTCGAGGCCAAATGCATTCTGCATTAGTGTCTTGCGTTGCTTCGATTCTGCCTGCCTGGATGCGTCCTTCTTTTTCAGTGCTTCTTTTGACGTGTCCGATTCCGGATCAAGGAAATATTGTTCCGGGTTCTGTACTTCCATAAGGCGCGCCCAGTCAAGCATGGCCCGATTAAAGCCGTTCAGGTCAACCAGCACTTCATCCATACCTTTATCAGCCAGCATCATTTGTGCGTCTATAACCTGCCCGAGTGAGGCGGCACGGCGTGAACGCTCCCCTGCCGACATACCTGGCTTGATAGTCACGCTGTGACGTTCCGGCCATTGACTGGGTTTCACAAACTGCCATTTGCCCTTGCGCTTAATTGGCAGTTCGTCGTCAAAAAATTCACGGAGTGTGGCGTGAGCAAGCAAGAACAAATCACGAATCAATGTGGCGGCAATTGTTTTCATCATTGCTGCACTCAATTGTTCTGCAACTGAATAGGCGCGATCCAGTCCCTGGCTGCCCATACGATCGCCGCCTATTTGCATGGTCGCGGTTTGCAAATCGAGTGCTGCGCCGCCCAGTTCCGAACGTTCGCGCGCGGTACTTTCCAGGTTCGCTAAAATGTTAGCGCTGGTGTCCTGAGTCACAATCGGCATGAGTGCGGCCCGAATATCCGGAACCAGATTTTTAACCCGCACCATGTTATTGATACGCCCGTCGCTTATGTCGTCCACGTTGACTACGCCATCCAGTCCGGCAAGGCGTTGTTTGTTGGTCGCCGTTACGTTGTCGAGAAGCGCGCGTCTGAGTGCGGTGCGTATATCCTGATTTTGTTTCAGCTTGTCATACAGACTAATGCCGGTGAAACGATGCGGGTTCAATATGCACGTGCCTGCCGCCATCCGGATACGTGAGACTGCAATATTTTCGAGTATCACACTATCAGTATAGTGCAAGGCAATGCGGCGCTGATCGTCGCTGCCGTCCTCTGCCTGCATACGTATATAGACTTCATACCATTCAACCATTTTTTGCGATTCGTCTATCGCTACTGCGGTAGTGGTTTGCGA